TGTAGAAAGAAGTCTAGCTAATCTATTAGGATTATCATTAGGTTTAAGTAATGATATTGCTAATTGTTTGCTATTATTATCTTTAGCAATTTTTTCATAGCTAAACCCAGTGACATTTAAACTAGATCCTTTTAAAAATCCTACACCCCCAATAGGTCTAATACCATGTCGTATAATATGACCTCCTATAGCATTGATAGGAACTTGAAGCGCTGTGTTTAATGGAGAATAAAATCTAGTAGGATTTAAATTTATTGTATCATCAGATGGTTTTTCTAATTGAGGATTAGTTCGTTGTAAACCAAATTGTTTACCTATAAATAAAAGACCTTTTGGAGAAATTAAAAATTTACCAATACGTTCTGAATCTCTAATTACTGATATACCAACATTAGTAGCTCCTCCTCTTATAAGTCCATCATCAAATCCTGTATATCTAAGTCTAGGATATTCTGGTTTTGTTGTGAAAGTAACATTACCTGGATTATTGAATTTACCATTATCTACTGAGTTGTAGTATGATGCTAGGTTAGACCAGTTTTTATCTAGAGTTAAAAAGGGCATTTAGAACTTGGTTTAGTATCTTCCTTCTTTAGGACCATTGTTTTTATAAACTTTACCAACAGGTAATCCATTATTGTCTAATGTAGACGCAGGTACAAATACTGTAAATCTTCCTTTACCATATTTTCTACCAGTTAATAAGTCTTGAGAACCTACTAATTTATTATTTTTAGCTAATGCTTGAATATCTGAAGTTGATTGTTGAGATACATTTTCAAATGTAGCTCCTTGTTTGCCACCTAATCCTAATGGACTAAATGGTAATCTTTTATCTAATGTAAATCCTGAATTAGATGAGAATGTTGATCTACTACTATTAGTTGAACCTAATATTTGTGTGTATTGAGCAGGTGTTTTACCATTTAAATCTAATTTAGATGGAGAAATTTTAGTATTACCTGTAGTTCTTCCAGATATTAAATCTTGAGAAGAAATCAATACATTATTTTTACTTAAAGCTTGAATATTAGATGAAGAACGTTGTCCCTCATTTTCAAATGCAGGACCTGTTTGTCCTTTTAAGCTGTATAAGCCTGTTTTTAATTTATCAAATAATGCCATGATGTGTTGTATTTAATATAAATATGTTAAGAATAAGCTGGGTTAGCTCCGTTTTGTTGTGCTGTTGACCATTTCTGTAATGTATCAGCATTCATACCTAATTGTATTGGTCTAACTGATAGTTGTTCTAGTAAGTCATTAGCACGTTTTTGAGATTCTTCATTAGCTTTAGCTCTGGCTTCATCACGTTCTTTTGATTTTTCATTAGAATCATACATAGTTTTAAATAAGCCAATAGCACCACCAATGATACCACCCGCTATATTACCTATTACAGGAACAAATGAACCTATTAAAGCTCCAGTGCCAGCGTAACTCGCTACAGTACCTACACCTTCTACAGTGTCTTTAGCTCCACCTTCATCCATTTGAGATGATACTAAAGATGATGCTAAACTAACTCCCATTCCTACACCAAATCCTTTCATACCCATCATTCTACCTCTCATTAATTTTCCCTTTGAGAAACTACCGCCAGCAAATTGAGATGCAGCACCACCCATACCCATCATCCCACCTCCACCCATTGCACCACCAACATTATTAACAACATAAGAATAGGTTGGGTTTGCTATACTTGCTCCTCTAGATCCTAAAAACATAGCTCTAATACCACCCGCTAGTAATCTTACACCACCAATTAATAATGGAGCTGCTAATATGGCTGTACCTAAGGCACTACCTAAAGTTCCTCCTGTAAATTTACCAAATGCTTCAAAAATGTTATTCACTTTATGAAGAACACCTTCTAACATATGAACAAACTTAGACATAGGTCCTTGCATTATCTTGCCTAAAACTTCATTTAGTTTTTTAAATACTTCATGCTGTTCATCTGCTAATGATTTTTGTTCATATTCTGCTCTAAGAGCATCGTCTATAGCTATACCATGTTTTTCAGCATATTCTAGTTTTTCTTTAGCTGATTTTGCTGTTGATCCTGCTAATTTGGCTTCAAATTCTTGTTTACGAAGCATTTTAGCCATATCTTGAACACTCATTCCAAATGCTTCAGCGTATGCTTTTCTTTGAATAACATTCATTTTTTCAAATTGATGAATGTTTCCTACTTGTTTAACTACTTCTTTTGTTAAATTAGCTGTATCTCCCGCTAAAGCATATTCTCTGGCTTTTTCTAAATTAATAGCTTTACCAGTTAATAATTCTGCTTTAAGTTCATTTTCTATTGATGATTCAAAGTTAAGTAAACCTTCACCTATTTGGCTTGCTTGTTCTAATGATAATCCTAATCTATCAGATTGCATTACTGCTTCTGCTATTGCTTGAGTATTACCTTTAAATCTAATATAAATGTCATCACTTACATTAGCTACTTTGTCTAATACTTTATTAAGAGATATAGTACCACCAAATTGTTTCTGTTGTGCATTATATGTCTTAGCAGTAGTTTTTAAAATATCTAAAGATGTTTTTCCTTGTTCAGCAGCGGATTCAGATAATCTAGCTGCTGAGTCTTCACTTAATCCATAATAATGAGTCAAACGAGCAAAACCTTCAGCATTTTTTTCTCCTAAATTTATTGCTGTACCTAATGCTTTATTTAAACTTGTTTGTGCTTCAACTAAACGAGTAGCTGTAACAAAACTATCATGAGCTGTTGTAGAATATTTATAAGCAGAATCATATATCCCTTTAGCCTCTTCTTTACTAACACCTAATGTTCGTCCTGTTTTAGTATTTAGCTCATCAAATTCATAAGCTGATTTTATTATTTTTGTATAAAATGCTGTTATTAGAGCAAATTGTACTAATGGGTCTTTTAATCCTTCTTTTAATTGATTACCAGCTGTTTTTAAACCTGCTCCAAACACATTAGTGTTTCCAACAGCGTTTCTCATGCTGGTGTTTATTTCTTCAAAATCAATAGCGTCACCTAAAATAGGTATTTTTTCAAGTCCGGTTAATAATTTACCTGTTAAACCTACTCTTTTATCAACATATTCATTTTGTTTCTTTAATTCTTCAGCTTCTTTTCTCTCAAGATTTAATATTCTAAGTTCTTTTTCAAACTTAGCCGCTAATGATTTATTACCACTTTCGTAAGCTATATTTATTTGTCTTCTAATAGCTACCTCAGTTCTATCTAATTGAGATAATTGTTTAGATATGTCTTTTGTTTTTAAAGTACCTTCATAGAATCTATCATTTAGATATTGAAGTTCTCTATTACTTTTATTTAAAGAATTATATATAGATTTAATCTCAGAAACTTGACGAGCAGAAGCACCTTGATCTTTAAGTTGATTATTAATTAATTTAGAGATACTATCTAAACTATTCTCAATTTGATCATATGCGTCTACTAAATCACCATTTAGCTGCTTTTGTTTTTGCTGCTCAGCAGTAATTTTAGCTTGTTGTTGGGCTATCGCCTGTAACTGTTCTGGAGTTAATTGGGTAGTGTCCGGCATATTCTAATTTAAAAAAGTATTTATCGGGTATAAATATGAAGAGCACCTATTTTTTAGGCGCTCTTACTTGGGTTGCAAAATCTGGTATGGGTGGGCGGGTTTTTTGCTGTTTGGTGTTATTCACCATTTGATTGTTTGTTTCTGTTAGTTCATTCTGTTTATCAATATATTCAGATATTTTTTTAAGATGATAATGTCTATATCTAACAGGCATATTATACACATCATCATGTGAAAATCCACCCTGTCCGAAATAACATAATGTATGTATTTCTTCTAATAAGGCTATTTTATAAGCCGGTGTCAGGCCAAAAAAAGTTAGAACTAATTGGTAAATCAACGCCCTCCACTACGTTGCCGCTAGCTGTTGTTACAGTAACTTTTAAATCAATATCTGGAGTTACTGTATTAATATACTCACGAAGTGCTTTAACATCTCTAGCTAATATATTATCAACAAATTCTCTTACTGTAGCTACATCTCTATCGCCATTAACAGCTAATATAAGGTGTTTTAAACGAGTAGTTACTGAAGCTATAGATTGTGGGTTGACTTTCTTTAAGCCTTCAATTTCTTTATCTATGCGATTTTCATCTCCATGGGTTAATAACTTAAATATTACTTTTACTTTTGAAAATGGTAATACAAAATCAAATTCATTTTTTCCTTTAGTGTATAAAGATTCATCTAATGGTTTAGTATCAATTAATGATAAATCAATAGTAGCTTTTTCTTCTATACCTGTGCTAGGATTAGGATAAATAAATTCATAATCTTTACCGTATCCTAAAATACGAGCTGCTACTAAAATAGCATTTTTATCACCATTTAGTAATTCGTTATAATCAATAGGAGTAATAATCATTGATTGTAATAATTTATCAATTACAATTCCTTGTCTGATGAAGTTAGCATTAGAAAGAATATCTTCTTCTTTAGCGGTCATGTACTTCATTTCAACAAATCCTTTTGATAATGGAGATGATTCTGGGTAAAGCAAACCTTTTGAAGGTAAGTCTATTTGTTCGGTTGGGTATTTGAACTTTTGTTCCATAACGTTTATATTGTTTTATATATATAAATATACAAAGATAAAAAAAGCCATCCAAATGGATGGCTCTTTAAATATTGTGATATTACTATTAGTAGTTAAGGATACAATAATCCATTGCGATTGTAGTATTGATGCTTACATAAGCTTCATTAGCCCAATCCATGTCACCAAAGTTAGCTTCTTTAACATAAGCACCTTTGATAATCCACTCACCTACTACATCACCAACTGGTCCTAAGATATCTAAGCGTAAATCTTTTTTATAGAAATCGCTATAACCATCTCTACCGGTTACTGATTCGTGTGCTAAACGAGCCCATTCCATTACTGCTTGTGCACCACTTGGAGTTACTGGGTCGTACATTTCTAAAGTCATGTCATTCCAACGAACTTTACCTTTTACTTTACGGTAAACGTTGATATGATCTAAAATGATTTCACCAGCGTTGAATGAAGGAGAAGATGCTTTCTTAATTAAGTAAGATGGGATACCATCAATGTACATTAAGAAGCGATTCTGAACTTTAGGTTCAAATGCTGTGAACATTATTTCTGTAGGGTCTAATACTGCCATTATATTGTTATTTTATATAAATATTATTAAATATTATTTCTGCGCAACTGGTTTTTCATTATTAGTAACTTCTGATTGCATCTTATTTAAGTAAGATATAACCATTTTATAGTTTTGATTGCTATCAAGACTTGATAATTGAGAGCCTTTTTTAGTTTTTAGATATTTCATAAGAGCTTCAATTACTCTAGCATAATCTTTAGCGTTAGTTATAGCTGAAGCTAGTCTAGATAAAGAAGAACTAACCGCAGCAACTGATTTATCAGCTGCTACGTCGTCCTTAAACTCTTGTATTTTCTTATTTTCCATTAGTTTATTTTAATTAAGATCCAAATTCAACACCTGTTGGCATCACATTGAAATCTAATAAGATAAATTCAGCAGTTCTAGTTGGTTGTAAATAGATCTGGCCTACTAATTGATTTCTATCGATTACATCTGGAGTGTTATTTGTATCATCCATTACTACTTTAAACGCATACAAACCTTGTTTTTGTTGTACTGATTCTAAGTATGGAGTAACTTGAGATAAGAAT